AGGAGAGGTCAGATGCGAGAAGCGTAGACCAGAATGCGAGACTCTGGGAGCTATACACTAGCATAGGAGATTATCTTGGGTACACAGCGCAAGAGATCCACGAGCTTATGGGTTACAAGTTTCTTCTTGAAGAGAAGACAATCAACAGAGAAACGATTACAAAGATCAAAAGCACCACGAAGCTATCGGTTAAAGAGATGGCTGATTACCAGACTAAGGTGGAGGCATTCGCAGCTCACTTGGGATGGAGTTTCAACTAGGAGAAGATGATGGACAAATATATTGCAGTAGGTTTCTTTTCAGGTGTGCTTGGGATGTTGCTTATCTCTTGCATGGTTATCAGCGCATCATTGCATCGTGGGAAAGAATGCACGATAGAGGTTACTAAAGGCAATGAAACTCATGTGAGAATAGGGATGTTGCCATGAATAAACAGATTGAAGCATTAAAGATGGCGATATATTCATTTGAAAAATTAATGGTATTTGATGATTTAAGAGCAGAAATACAAATATGTAAAGAAGCACTAGCAGAAGCAGAGAAATCTGATAAAGAAATAGTATCAGAGTTTTGGAATAACTTTAAGGAACTGTAATGAGTAAACAGATTGAAGCATTAAAGATAAAACAATTAAATATTTTTAAATGTCAAGAAGCAATGGGATTGCTGTACCAAACTTTTATTGAAGATGATGGCAACGCAGAATTGCGTGGAATGGCTATTACTGCTATAGAAAGAATGATTTTAAATATGGGCGGAGAGGATACGGTAAAACATTTTGAGTCCATTCCATTTTCAAAACGCATGAGAGATTCTGGCGACCCAGAACTTGTTGAGATTGCAGATAATTTGGCTAAACAAGCATTTGATAAAGCAGAACCTATTGAGGATGATGCAGATGAATAATCAAACACAAGAAGCATTAAAGATGCTATTAGATTTAATTCCAAATGAAGAAGCAAAAAGGTTTTGGAAAGAAACTTATCAAAATGGAATCACACTGCAAGAATTAGCCAATGAATTGTCTGATATGCACATCATGATTGAGAATGTTCCAAAAATTGTTAATGCTGTAACAGGCGGGCTATTAAGTTATGCAACTTATCCAGCAGATACAGTTATTGCCAAGTTTAATGATTATGTTGATGATATTGTGCAAGAGGCTATAAAAGAAGCACTAGCAGACGCAGAGAAGCAAGAGCCTGTAACGAGAGATTGGAAAAAAACAATAGACGAACGCATAGCAAAAGATGATGATTTTAAAAAAGCACTAGCAGAAGCAATAAATCAAGAAATTGGCGATTATGAAATTAAAGCCATGTTAGATGACATTGAATGGTATCAGCAAGAACAGCGTAAACTGACTGACAGAATTAAAGAATTAGAAAAGAAAGAATGGCAATCATTGAGTGATGATGAGATAGAGCTAATATGTGGAATATCAAGAGATGGAAACTTTTGGAATTTATGTGTAGATATTGCTCGTGCTATTGAACAATCATTAAAGGAATTAAACGCAAAAAAGTGATATATTTACAAAGGAAAAATCATGCGTGAAATAATTGATTACATGATGTGCTACTCAACAGCGTTTGTCATAGGATTTTGGACCGGTGCTGCGATTATGTACATTGCACTGACAGAGAAGGATAAGCGCACTCAGTGGAGACGCAAGCATGGTAACAAAACAGTTCAGCGCTGATCTGCACGACAAGTATGACGAAAAAGGCAGAGAGGCTGCAAAGAAGCTATTCAAGCGCTGGGGACTGGAGCTTGTAGACAATCCTGACAAGTATGGTGTGGATCTCATTGCATACAAGGATGGCAAGGTATATGGAAATGTTGAGGTAGAGGTCAGAGAAGCATGGGTTGGAGACTTCAAGTTCGACACTCTAAACATTCCATACAGGAAGCGTAAGTTCTTTTCTGCTGAAGGCAATAATTGCTTGGTCGCATTCAACTCTGACTGCTCACAGGCATTCATATGCAATGACTGGGCTGTGTTGTTCTCTGATGTCGAAGAGGTAAAGAACAAGTACGTTGAGAATGGTGAGAAGTTCTTTAAGGTTAAACTAAGCGAGATAAAGCTGGTGAAGATAAATGGCTAAGAAACTAAGCGAAGAGAAAGCGCACTACAAGAAACTGCATGAGCTTGGGTGCATTGTGTGCATAAACGAAGGATACGGATACAGCGAGCCACATATACATCACATCAGGCATGGAGCAGGGCTATCCCAGAAGAGTCACTGGAGTATGGCTATACCACTATGTCCGAATCATCACCAAAATGGTGGCTATGGTGTTGCGCTTCATGCAGGACAACGAGAGTGGGAAAAGCGCTACGGATCAGAAGAGGCACTACTAGAACAAGTGAAGGAGCTATTAATATGGATATGATTAATCCACAGTATTACAAAAAAGGTAAGGTCGAGTGCATTGACGCACTAGAGACAGCAACATCAGGACTGACAGGCATTGAGGCTGTATGCACTGCTAACGCTATCAAGTATCTTTGGCGCTGGAGAGAGAAGAATGGTGTGCAGGATCTGAATAAGGCTGTTTGGTACATAAACCACATGATTAAGAACATACGCAGCGAAGAGCGAGAGCTATCATAGATTGAACAATAACTTTGTGATATATTCGGCTGGAGCGTAAAAGCTCATGACACTTCTCCGAGTGATGGCTGGATTTACTGCTTGGTGGATGGATGCCAGCTCCACATGAAGCCAAGCACCTTTTTGAATGCTGACTGAAAGATAGCTACTTTCGGGCATGGGAGGCAAGTGGATATGGCTACCCGACTTGCGATGAATACTAGGCACATCTGGACTCTGAGATAGTTCACTCCCATAAATCTCCTATAAAGGATGACTATGATAAAAGGCTTATTAGATACTAGGGCTAGTATTCCTTCAGAGAAGACGATACTGGCTAACACAGAAAACGCAATCAAGAACTTCAGTCTTGGTGCGACAAATCCTTCAATGCCTAATACTGATTACTGGAAAAAGATGGCTACAATGTGGCGCATTACTCCAGCAGAGGCAAAGCGCAGACGCTGCGGTAACTGCGAATACTACGAAAACACTCCATCCATGCTACAGGCGATGGAAGAGATCCCACTAAACAAATACGACTTATACGATGGACAAGCTCAACGTGGCTACTGCCATAAATTGGCATTTATATGCCATAACAGTCGTGTGTGTTCTGTGTGGGAAGAGAAAGATTACGAAGTGCCTGAAGATGAAGGCGAATCAGAAACCGAGATGGAGGACTAAGCCATGATGCGTGATGCAAAGAAGGCAGCAGATAAAATTGCTAAAGTGATGGGTGAGTACAAAGATAAAACTTTGCATTCAGGTAAAGGTGGTAAGGTTGTTAAGTCTCGTAAACAAGCTGTTGCTATCGCTATGAGCGAAGCTGGCATGAGCAAGAAGAAGAAATAATATGCGTGACTTCAATAAGATTGCTGAAAAGATGACTGCTCTCTGGGCTACTGGTAAATCAAACAAGGTTAAGCCAGTGAAGAAACCAGAGACTACAGACGAGATGATTACTAAAGCCATGAAAGAATATGGCAAAGGAAAGAAATAATGGCTAAAGGTCTATATGCCAATATTCATGCGAAACGTGAAAGAATCAAAGCTGGCTCGAATGAGAAGATGCGTAAGGTTGGATCAAAAGGTGCGCCAACTGCAAAGGCATTTAAACAAGCTGCGAAGACTGCGAAGAAGAAATGAAAAAAGACTCACGACTAACTAGGGCTGGAGTATCTGGATACAATAAGCCAAAGGCTACACCAAACCATCCAACTAAGTCTCACGTTGTTGTCGCTAAGGTTGGTGACCAGATCAAGACAATTCGCTTTGGTCAACAAGGTGTTAAAGGATCTCCAGATGGAAGCAAACGAAACGAAGCATTCAAGGCTCGCCATGCAGGTAACATTGCTAAAGGCAAGATGAGTGCAGCTTGGTGGAGCAATAAAATCAAATGGTAGCAATTAAACAGAAGTACATAAAGAATTGCCCAGACTGCGGGTCTACTCAAGAGTACAGTAGAAAAGACCATTTAAATTCAGCAATAAAAGGTAATTGGAAGTGCAAATCGTGTAGTAATCACGACAATAACTATAAAGGAAAGTATCATGCTATTCCATATACATGGTTTAACATGAAAATGAAAAGTGGATTATCAAGATGTTATCATTGGGATTTAACGATTGAAAGTCTTTGGGAAATGTATGAGCGGCAAGGTGGTGTTTGTGCTTTGTCAGGAATACCTATAGGATGGTCACAGAAGGGATTAACTGCGACTGCATCTATTGATAGAATAGACAGCTCAGAAGGTTATATATTGGAAAATGTGCAATTGGTTCATAAAGACATAAACTTTATGAAGCAACAATTTGACCAAGATTACTTTATAGACTTATGCAAGGCAGTTACGGAAAAGGTTAAGTGGTAGATGTCAGATCATTGGTTTGTTATAGCATTGGCTGTGTTAGCCAATATTGTTTTGATAGTTAACGCAATTCATCATTGGTAGATATGGCAGGATTACTAGACGAAAATATGTTTGACAAGATGTCAGCTTGGGAAAAGGCTAAAGCCATTGGTTCTGGTCTCGTATCTGCTGGCGGGTTCATGGTCGCACATCCTTTCCAATACAGTAGTCACAGCAACTATCCTGAACAACTCAAGCAGCAACTAGCAAAGCAAAGTCCCAATTTGGGACTAGTGAGAACTAATAGGTCTCCATTAGACACAGCAATCAACTATGGTGGTGGATACCAGTTTGGTACACTGCCAAGCGTTGACTTAGAGAAGGCTGATAACTTGGCTAAGGCATATCAGCTAATTGACTACATTTATGCAGAAACTCCACAGCAGAAGCAAGATGCGTGGAAGGATTATCAAGAGAACATGGCTGGTGTTCGTGCAGCACTAGCAGACAAGCGTGTCGGTAAGAAAAAAGATATACCGACAATTTCAACTCAATACGCAAGAGGTTTTTAATTACTTGGAGTGACCAACCGATAGGAGTCACAAATTATGGCAGCGAGAATACGAACTAAACACCAAGACGAGGTACGAGCGAGAATACAGGCTTCTGTATTGATTGGATTACTAGAGAGCCATGCGATGGGCGAGATTGAATTATCTGCTAGTCGCATTAGAGCAATTGAGCTACTGCTCAAGAAGAGTATCCCAGATCTGCAATCTATTGAAATAAGTGGTGATGAAGACGCACCAGTAACGCACGTCATTAAGTGGAAAGAAAATGGAAGCAGTTGAGATAGAGACAGAGATTCCATACTGCCCACGAAAGCCACAAATTGAGATACACAAAGCGATAGAGAATCATCGTTTTGTTGTTGTGGTAGCGCATAGACGTTTAGGCAAGACAGTATCAGC